TTAACCAGCTTGTTTGGCAGCGACAATCCTATTGAAAAGATACAAAAGTTTGGTGAACTAGATCTAAATCTTAGTGGAATAAAGCGAAATGCTGTAGCACTACAGCTATTCGGAAACGCATTTGAGAAAATGACTGGCAAGACTCTGCCTGATGCAGACTTTGTTGACACATCCATAGAGCTACTGGAAGATCTAGCAGACGTAGACGGACGAGCATTAACAAATACTGCCATAGGCATTAAAGCCCTTGGTGAGATAAAAGGTCTCGAAAGTACACTGGGCAATCTAAAAGGGCTTGATGTTAAGAATGTAACTAACTATACAGATGCACTAGAAGAACTTGTTGAGACTCTAGGTGACTTGAATACACAGTTAGCTGGAGGCAAGAGCGGATTGTTTAGCGATAAGCCAGACTTTACTGCTGGTGACTTCTTAAGCCAATCAGGAAAGACAAAAGGTAAAAATGAAGTAAATAATAGTGCTTTAATAAGAGTCCTTGAAGAAATTAGAGAACTTAACAGACGCACACTTAGAGCAATTAATGAACAGTCAGGAAACTTATATTAAAGGTTAACACATGTCTTGGAAAAAGCATTTTACTCCTGTACCAACAGGCAACAACAGCACAGGTAGCTACTCACCGTTCTCAAGTCAAAACGGTGGACAGATGCCCGGACCAGCCACAAAAAATTACTCGTCACACTTGCCAGACGTTTATACTGGGAGTCCAAATCGTGTTGAACGATATAACCAATACAACACAATGGACCAAGACAGTGAAGTTAACGCAGCTCTTGACATACTAGCAGAATTTTGTACTCAAACTAACTCACAGAATGACACTAGCTTTATTATTAACTTTAAGCAAAAGGCTAGCAACACAGAAACAACAGTACTTCAAAAGTATCTTCAACAGTGGTACAAGCTGAACAAGTTTGATACAAGGATGTTTCGTATCATACGCAACACTTTCAAGTATGGCGATCAGATCTTTGTTAGAGATCCAGAAACAAAGAAAATGTTTCACATCGATCCTAGCAACCTTACTAAGATTATCGTTAACGAAAGCGAAGGCAAGGTACCCGAGCAGTATATTGTTAAAGACTTTAACCTTAACTTTGTGAATCTTGTGGCTACAGCACCTTACCCGCAAGAAGGCCACGTAGGTGATCATGCAACATCGTATAATAAAGGCGGTAGTGGTCAGGGCTATCTTGCAGGACAAGGCGCAAGCGGCAGCGGTGTTAACGGTAGATTCTCGTTGGACCAAACTGAAATTGCTGTAGATGCAGAGCACGTGGTGCACTTGTCTATGAGTGAAGGTCTCGATGTTAACTTCCCGTTTGGCAACAGTCTACTAGAAACAATCTTCAAGGTGTACAAGCAAAAAGAGTTGCTTGAAGATGCTATTATTATCTATCGTGTGCAACGTGCGCCAGAGCGAAGAGTCTTCTACGTTGATGTGGGTAACATGCCTAGTCACCTTGCTATGCAATTCGTTGAACGAGTAAAAACAGAAATACACCAGCGCAGAATCCCAAGCCAGACAGGCGGCGGGCAAAACGTAATCGACTCAAGCTATAATCCACTGTCGATCAACGAAGACTACTTCTTCCCCCAAACTGCTGAAGGCCGCGGCTCTAAAGTTGAGACACTGCCAGGCGGTACTAACTTGGGCGAGATTGATGACCTAAGATACTTTACCAACAAAATGGTTAGGGCGCTACGTATTCCCAGCAGTTACCTGCCAACAGGCGCAGAAGATTCCAGCGCCCAATACAATGATGGCCGAGTAGGCACTGCCTACATACAGGAGCTACGCTTTAACACCTACTGTGAGCGTCTACAAGGGCTTCTCATTGAAGGATTTGACCAAGAGTTCAAGCGTTATCTATTAGATAAAGGTGTGAACATTGACACCTCAATGTTTGATCTCAAGTTCCAGCCACCACAGAACTTTGCTGCTTACCGTCAGAGTGAGATTGACAACGCTCGCATACCCACGTTTACGCAGATGTCAGCAATACCGTTTATCTCTAACAGGTTTGCTCTTAAACGCTTCTTAGGCATGACTGACGAAGAAATTGCAGAAAACGAACGTCTTTGGAGAGAAGAAAATGAAGATGACTTTGAAACTCCAGGTGGTGATGCTGCTGACGAGCTACAAGGCGGTGGCGTTACTGGTGGCGGCATTGAAGGCGACCTAGGCGGTCTTGAAGACGAGCTCGAAGATACTGATACAGAGTTCGGTGGTGACACTGAAGCTCCAGCATCAACAACTGACCAGGACCTGGGAGGCGAAAGCCCTCCGGCATAAATACTAACATGATATTACGCGAACTTTTCTATTTTGACAGAGACACTTCGGATTCTATGGAAGACGATAGCTACGACCCGAAGTACGACGACAGTCCTATGAAAGCCTCTGACACGAGAAAGACTAGGCTCACACTAGCACACCTCAACAGAATTAGAAAAGCTAGCGAAATTCATCAACAAGAGCTAGACAAAGACCTAGAATTTGTAAAACAAATGTACGGCGCAACAGGCGAAGAAGAAGGACTATAACCCTTATGCAGGTAGCTGCATTCGTTTTAGGCAACGGCGTAAGTCGAAAACCATTCAGTATTCCTAGATTACAAAACAATGGCAAAGTGTATGCCTGCAACGCAGCCTATCGCACTGACGAACCAGATTACTTAATAGCAGTTGACTCAAGAATGATTGTTGAGATTGACCAAGCAGGTTATCAACACACCCACCAAGTATGGACTAATCGTAAAAACTCAAGCAACAAGTTTAAAGACTTTAATTACTTTACTCCTTCTAAAGGATGGAGCTCGGGCCCAACAGCATTATGGTTAGCTAGTTGTCACAGTCATAAACGCATATACATACTTGGTTTTGATTATAAGGGAATTGACGACGGACGCAAGGTTAATAACATCTACGCAGGCTCGGAAAACTATAAGAAACAAAACGAACCTGCGACATTCTTTGGCAATTGGTTAAAACAAACGTGTAGTGTGATCAAAGAACATCCACAAATCCAATATACTAGAGTTATCCAGCCTGATAATTACTGTCCTCCCCAGCTAAATAACTTTGAGAACTACAACACAATACTGTTGGAAGAGTTCTGTAATGCCCTCCCTCATGACCCATTAACTCAAAACGGCTCGTTTTGAGTGCCTTTCTATACCTTTTTAATGTATATGGTTAAATACAATTGACAGCCTTACCATAGGTAAACATTTTTCCACAGGAGATACACATGGCAGATTTAAGTAAATTCGAACAGATGCTGGAGCGGCTCATTAATGAAGACCGTGAAGGCGCACAAGATTTATTCCACGACATCGTAGTTGAGAAGTCGCGTAGCATCTATGAGTCACTTCTAGAAAGCGATTGTGATGACGACGAAGACGACGAAGAGTACGAAAAAGAAGCATACGATAAGAAAAAGAAAAACAAGAAAGACGAAGAAGTTGACGAAGAAGACGACGACGAAGACGACGACGATGACGTTAACGAAGATTTTAACCTTGACGAGTTTGAAGTAGAAGCTGATCCTATGATGGGCGGCGATGCTACAGATGATATGATGGGTGACATTAGTATGGGCGGTGACGACGAAGGCGAAGATGAGTTTAATATGGACGCTGGAGAAGAAGGCGAAGGCGACGTAGAAGATCGTGTTGTTGACCTTGAAGATGCACTTGACGAACTAAAGGCAGAGTTTGAAAAAATGATGTCTGGTGAAGATGACGAAGAAGGCTTTGGCGACGACGAAGAAGGCTTTGGCGACGACGAAGGCGACGACGAAGGCGACGACGAAGGCGACGACGAATTTAATATGGATGCCGACGAAGAAGAGCCAGAAGAAAACTACAACTTCGAATCAGCTGATAAAGATAAAGCCAAGAAAGCTGCTGACAAGAAAGCAGCAGACAAGAAAAAAGAAGCAAAGAAAACTTCAGGCGAACAAATGCGTGAATACGTAGAAAAAGTATCAAGCGGACACGGTGCTGAGAAAAAGAGTTCAGGTGATAATGGCCAGAACACTAAGTCAACAGTAGCTGGTCCAAACAAGATGGGAAGCGGCTCTACACAAAACATCGCACGTAGCGATGAGTACAAGAGTGGTAACCATGCTGGTCTAGGCGATCTTAACGCTAAAGATCAAGACGCTGGTAACATTAATAAGCCCGGCGGCAAAGCTAGCAAAGCACAAAGCAATGTAGCTAAAGGCCACGGCGCAGAGAAGAAGGGTTCAGGCGGTGACAACGGTCAGAACTCTAAGCCGATTATTGGTAGCAGCAAGAAGAAGTAATAGGGACGTTTGAATGAAAAACTTACGAGAGAATTTGACGTTTGACCAGGCTAAAATGGTTATTGAGTCTGCCAATGATGGCAAGGACCTTTATCTTAAAGGTGTTTGCATTCAAGGTGGTGTACGCAACGCGAACCAGCGTGTGTATCCTGTAAATGAAATCGGCAGGGCTGTCAAAACTCTTAATGATCAAATCAGCGGAGGCTATTCGGTTCTCGGAGAAGTTGATCATCCAGAAGGTCTTAACATTAACTTAGACCGTGTAAGCCATATGATCACAGAAATGTGGATGGATGGACCAAACGGTTACGGAAAGATGAAGATATTACCTACTCCTATGGGGAACCTAGTGAAGACGATGCTTGAAGCAGGCGTTAAGCTAGGCGTTTCCTCTAGGGGGTCTGGTAACGTATCGGAAGACGGCAACGGTGAAGTCTCAGATTTTGAGATCATTACAGTTGATTGTGTCGCACAACCGAGCGCACCTGGTGCTTACCCTACCGCAATATACGAACACATTATGAATACTCGTGGCGGTATGAAGGCATACGAGTTAGCAGAGGCAGCAAAGTACGACACAAAGGCACAGAAATATTTGAAAGAGAGCTTATTAAATATAATAAGCGGGCTCCGATAAGCGAGGAGAACAGTATGTTGGACGCATTTAAGGCACTCTTCGAAAGCAATGCAGTTTCAGAAGAAGTGAAAGCAGAACTACAAGAAGCTTGGGACACGAAGATTAAAGAAAATCGTCAACAAGCAACTGCTGAGCTTCGTGAAGAATTTGCCCAGAAGTATGAGCACGATAAGCAAACAATGGTGGAAGCTATTGATCAAATGCTTAGTGAAAGATTAGCTGAAGAAATTGCTGAGTTTGCAGAAGACCGCAAGCAACTAGCAGAAGCTAAAGCAAAGTATTCGGTTGCTATGCGTGAAAACGCAAAGAAACTAAAAGGCTTTGTAATGGAACAGCTACGCTCAGAAGTGGTAGAACTACACGAAGACAAGAAGGCATCGGCACAGAAATTCGCCAAGCTGGAAGAATTTGTAGTTGACGCTCTTGCACATGAAATTGCAGAGTTTTACGAAGACAAGAAGGATTTAGCTGAGACTAAGGTACGCCTAGTCCGCGAAGCTAAGGTACACTTTGGTAAGGTTAAGAAAACCTTCATCGAAAGAAGTGCTAGGGCAGTATCAGAAACTGTTGATGGAGCCCTGCGAGGCGAAATTGGTCAGTTGAAAGAAGATATTGAAGAAGCACGTAGAAACGACTTCGGTCGTAAGATGTTTGAGGCGTTTGCTTCAGAGTACTCAAACAGCTACTTAAACGAAAAGAGCGAGTTGGCTAAGATGATGAAAGTCATTGGTGCTAAGGACAAGCAACTAGCAGAAGCAAAAGCATTTGCTTCTAAAGCAAAGAACTTGGCTGAGTCTCGCAGTAACGAGTATAAGAAGTTAGTTGAGTCAGGACGCAGAAAAGATATTATGTCAGGATTAGTTGCTCCTCTGAATAGAGACCAGCGCGAAATCATGTCAGACTTACTTGAAAGCGTACAGACTGACAGACTGCAAAAGTCTTTTGAGAAGTATTTACCTAGCGTAATTGACGGGCAAGCTCCGGAAAAGCGCAGGGCTGTACTATCTGAAGGTAGAGAAGTAACGGGTAACAAGCAACAAGCAAAAAACATGACACAAAAAGCAGACGATTCAAATGTACTTGAGTTACGCCGTCTAGCTGGATTAAACTAAGGAGAAAATGATGTCAGAACTATTAGAATCACGCTGGCAGGATACCAAAACAGCTCTTCTTGAAGGCCTAACGGGTAACAAGAAGTCTGTAATGGCTGCTACATTAGAGAACACACGTAAGCACTTGTCAGAAAGTGCAACAGCAGGCGCAACCAGCGCTGGTAACGTAGCAACGCTTAACCGCGTGATCCTACCTGTTATCAGACGTGTTATGCCTACAGTAATTGCTAACGAGCTAGTTGGTGTTCAACCAATGACTGGCCCTGTTGGTCAGATCCATACACTTCGTGTACGTTATGCCGATGGCAATAACGGCGTAACTGCTGGTGAAGAAGCTCTAAGCCCATTCAAAATCGCAGAAGCGTATTCCGGCGCAGCTGGCTCAAACAGAGCTCCAGCAGCTACTTCTAGTCTAGAAGGCAATGCTGGTAACAGAATGAGCATCCAGATCTTGAAGCAAACTGTTGAAGCTAAGTCACGCAAGCTAAGCGCTCGCTGGACCTTTGAAGGTGCACAAGATGCGCAATCAATGCACGGCATCGACATTGAAGCTGAAATTATGGCTGCTTTGGCACAAGAAATTACTGCTGAAATTGACCAAGAAGTATTAAGTAGCCTAGAAAACTTGGCTGGTACTGCTAGCCAAACTTA